GGAAATCTTTGGGTATATGACATCTATTATGCCATCACTGCCACCATCAATGGCAGCTTCGAGGGTCCAGCCCATTACCGTCTCTATAGCCATTTCAATTAGGTCATAGATGGTGTAATCATTGGAGGACTCATTGAAAGTGTATTGATATAGTGGTGCAGTACCTACAGCCACTACCTTCTGCTCTCGGAGGTACATCCACTCACCCTCACAGTATAGGTTACAGACTACCATGCCCTCAGTGGAAATAATCTCTTGCACCTTTACCCACATGGTCGGTGTTCCATCACTAGTGCCGTCCCCACAATATTCATTACCAGCGCCGGTGGTGAATCCATAACCTGGTTGGAAGCTGAAACCTTGGAAATCAAGACTGTCAAAGTACCTATCGTTGTTCCTGAATACCAATGTGGTTCGGTCTCTGTATGGCTCCTCAATATGCTCCACGAATAATAGCCTACTGGACAGGTCTACAGAGTTGATAACCACTCTAATGTACGGGGTTTTCTTTGTCCCTGCCTGTGCTGTCAGCATTGTTGAGGAGATTGACCTAACCATTTACGCTCCAAAAAGGTGTCGTTCTCGGTTGTACATGGTAGTCCCTGTAGTAATGGCCTGATTGTAGACTTGAGTTATGCCCAGACTAGAAACAAGAGTTCCATAGGTGTTGTTCCCTATACGCAACCCAGTCCAGGCGTCTGGAGCTCCTGTTTTAATTGATGCTCCGTCCTTAGTAATAGTTGCTCCATCAATTTTGAGTGAGCAGTTATCAATATCATTCTGCCCACTACCTGCAATATAGAGTTCCCAGAAGTGCCAGACGCCGTTAAGATATGCCGATACATCTACCCAATACTGGTAGTTAGCACCTCCAAGTAGAAGTAGTGGTGCAGTTCCTATCAGGGAAAAACCGATGGACGGAAATCCCCAAATACCTCCGTTCCCCGCAGCATGTGAGGATTTTAGCCAACGAGTAAAGGTGTGTTCACCCAGTGTTAATCCAGTATCACAGTCTATTTTGTCGGTACCATCGAAGTCTAGCACCCACCACCCACTAGGAAGTCTTACCTTTGTTGCTCCAGTGATTGTGCCATGATTACCACTACCGGAGAAGTCTACTATTTTGCCATCACCATTTATGAACTGTGGACTGACCAAATCCAGCACACAATCATCAGGCACTAAAAGCCCATGAGGTAGTAACTGCTTCTCCGGATATGCCGAGCCGTATTCGTGCCTGACCTGCTCGGAAATAAGTTCTATGCCTTTGTACCCGTTCACTTGGTTCCCCAATAGTTTACTTCCAGAACGGCATCGGCACTGACTCGAAGGAATTTTAGGTTTGATAGGTTGTGCCTACCCCAAGCACGATACTTTTGACCTATATACCAAACTTCCCCTGCACTTGCGGATGGGTCAGTGGAGCCATCAAAAGTCGTATAGATGTTATTATCCTGGACATCAATATCAGCGTAGACTACTTGGTAGAAACCATCCCCACGGGCTGTGTTGACTTTGGCTGCTGTGAGGGTTTTGACTGCTGTGGATACTGTTATTTGTTCTGTGGCTATATGATGGACTATCATTAGATGTGTTACCTCCTCTAATTATTTACCTTTGTGTGCCTTCAGCTAAATCCTTGCCTGTCCTTTCCCTCGCCATGGAGTATATCATCCCGGCACACCTATTCGACTTCTCACTGTCTGGGACACCTTCCATCGCCTCGCCCATGCATTGTTTCATGGACTTGGAAATCATTTGTCTAATGGATGGCATATCCGATTCAGGGGTTAAACCTTCAACGGGTAATGGACTCATTGTTACCTCCTATACTGGTGCGAAGCCAACCAGCAATCCTTTCTTGAATGTGAATTTGAACCCACCAAGTATCTTCTCTCCTGTTAATCCTTGGCTACCATCGGTGGAGACTGTACCTGTGAAGTTGATGTCTCCAAGAATGGGGTGCAAATGTGTTGGTGCGGATTCCTCTACCCAAGCCCCATCCTTAAACTCATACCAAGTATGAGTGGTCTTACTGTAAAACACACAGAAGTTGGCAGAAGGCATGGACTCAGTAGATAGCGAAGGAGTATCACCTACTATTACAATGGCTATACTTGAAGTCATAGTGTTACCTCCCTAAAGGGAAGGAGAGGACAGCCTTTCAACCATCCTCCCCTTATTCATTACGGGTCTACAGTCATGTAGAACCAGCCAGGTGCAGTACCATTGATGGCTAGGGCATAACCAGCAATCTGGTGGGAGTAGTTGGAATTTATCTTCTCATCAATAGGGCCAATGGAGCCATCAGTATTCCAGATTACAGTCCTATCAGCATCAGTGGTAGTATCAGTACCGGCTCTGGCAGCAAAGGCTGGCCCCCAGGTCTGTACCCAACCATAATACCCTGAGGTCATCTTCCTTGCCGGTGTTCCCAAGCAGGTATACATAGTACCAAGTAGTGTGTCACCCCAAGCCGTTATGGCACTGGCATACCTGTTACCAAGAATCTCACAGTTTACATCATTGGAAATGTCAAATGGTATTGGCTGCTCCAGGGTAAGAGCAACAGCGTAAGGACTGGTGCTTTCAGCAGCAAGGTTGCTCTCAATCCTCATAAGGATTCTTTCACTAGAACCTACACCAATGAGCAGGATGTATGCACCCTGGTAGTAGTCAGCCACGGGTGAACCAGCACTTGTACCGTCAATCTTTAGTACCTGGGCTCCTGCCACATGAGCGCCATAGGTATTTACAGCAGTTTTCAACATGGCCTGGTTGCTAAAAATACCTGCCAATACATAGGCTATGGTCCCACCAGCCTTGAAGTAGTGGTAAACCCTTTCGTTATTGGCGAACCTGGTACCTATAGGATATATCTGAGTTGCATCCTCTTGGTACACATTAGGTATGGCAAGGTTTGCCAAACCACTACCAGGATTTGGGGGTAGCCAGATTCCCTGACCGTTTCTGTTCCTGTAACTATAGTTAACCTTGGTAAAAGCCATTTTCGTTCAACCTTCCTTTAATTTATTTTGGCATTTCAGCCAATATGGGTTTCCATGGCTTAGGCGATTATTGCCGAATTGTCCACATCATGTATCCGGGCTAGACCCTTTGTGGAACTGAGCAGTACCGACCCATAACTGTCAAGCCTCATGCCTCCAGCGTTGTAGTCCTCTAGTCGGTCCCACGTCCACAACTCATACAGGTCTCCCTCACCTTCAGTACCTCCATAAGCGAAACAGACTCCAGGCTGCTTAGCCAATGCATTACCGTACTTCATGCCAAAGAGGGAGAATGTCCTGTCTGAACTGTAAACTGCCCTCTTGTTGCTGGTTGCTCCTGTGCCGGTATTGCTTTCCTCATCGACCAGGTAATCAGTTCGGACTATGGGTACACCGGCAAAGAACATGATTGGTCGACCTATCTCGTTCATGCCACGGGTCAACAGGCTGATGTCACCATGCACGATTGTTTGCAGGGTTTCACCGGTATCAGTCCTGAACCCGTACTCTCCATAGGCTGCATCGAAGCGGATACCTATCTCTGGAGGTACCCAAATTTCATCGGTGCCAAACAGCATGGCATCTAGCATCCTTCTCACTAAGGACAGCTGCAAGCCCTGGTCCTCATTGTCTAGGTTGAGGTCGGAGTATGCAACGACTGAGGCTGAGTTGGGTGTGCCTCTCTCAGCCACTAATGCATGGAGACCATCCCATTGAGTTGGGGTGCCCCCATACGTGGTATCGGCATAGATTATCCGGTCACCACAACGCCGCTTTAGACCTTTCTCGCACTCCAGCAACACCTGTGCCTTGTAGTCGTTGTAGGTGCCATAGATGTTCTGGACATAGCGGTCGAGTTTTCTCTGGATATAGAGGTATCTGAGGGTTGACTCCCTCTCAGTGTACTCTACATCTTCACCCCAGACCAATTGGTCACCAACACCAGCTTCAACCACAGCACTTTCGACGGTGGTGTTTTCCTGCAACCACTCGATTTTGAGGCCGGTACCAGCAGCCTGGGCTACAGGTAGTCTGTCAATGGGGTTATTTCTTTTGATGTCCTCTTCAAAGACACCAGGAATCTTGTGGGATTGTGTTAACTTCTGTGCTTCCGCAAGGGTCTTCCAATGTCCCCCGCTACTTGCCATAATGTTCCTCCTTTATACAGCTGCTTTAACATTTGAAACTTTAACTATACCTCGTCTGGTTTCGGATTCCTCGATTATCCTCTTAGCTCTGTCTAGTGGATTCTCTGCTGGAGTACCTCCACCGCCACCACCATCATACTTAGCCTTCTTATTCCCATTTATGTTGAATAGTTTGGCGGCTTCCTCCAAATTCCTGAGTTGGTCAATGTTCTTGTCCTTGAGCTGTTCCTCGGTGGCACCATGTCCAACGAGGGCAACTCTGATTCTGTCACCAAGTTCCTTTTCATATTTGGTGACACTCTCCTTGTGGGAGCCTATGGTTTTTTCCAACTCACCCACCTTAACCTTGGTGGCATCGTAGTCCTGGTACTTGGATAGCAACTGTTCTTTGGCAGCCTGCTCCTTCAAAAGGTTCTGGTGGGACTCCTCCCGGAGCCGATTAGCCTCAGCGAGTTGGGTTTGATATGAGGTTTCTTTCGTTTCCCATTCCTTTACCTTTGTCTCGGAGCCACCTTTCACAGCTAACAAGTCGGATTCTTTGACCCACTTGGCAGGCTTATTCTCGTCGCCAGTTGGTAGGTTGATAGAACCATCCTCGTTAAACTTGAAAGTTCCAGTGATGTCCTTACCCATTTGTTTGTCCTCCGATTCTAGTCTATCCTTATTGTAGCACACTTGAGTTAGCTTGTCAAGGGCTATACAATCCTAATACAATATAGTATTAATCATAACACTCTATAGCTATTCCCTAATTCCATAGTCCCTTCTATACTGGCTGTAGAGTTGCTGTGCCTGAGTTGATAGAGTGGTACTGGTTATTTCAAAGAACAGGAGCCAGGCGTCCAGTTCAGGACTAAGCCTTCTCAGATTCTCGCCTGTCTGCCTAACAAGTTCCTGATAATATGAGATTAACTTTCTACCATTTGGTAACAGCACTTGTTGAATTTCGTCCCGTTCGGTTGGGGAGCCAAATATCCAACGCTTAATTAATGCTTGTTGGTCGGTATCAAACTGTGTGGATAGGATGGCCTCCTGTCTTCTGTTGTAGCCTCTAAAATACCGGTGGCTGATTTCCCACCTCAACTTTTCAAGGTCAGTCATGTTCTTGGTGATTATGGCTACAAAGTCCTCCCGCTGGACACCTTTCAATGTATTTACTATGGCATCTATCTTGAGGAAGTAGCCATCCCAATCGTCTATCAAAGCTCCGGAGTTAGGGTCTACTACCTTCTCCAGTTGGATACTGTAGTAGTAGTTGAGGAGTTCTTCTGCTGGATGCTGGATTGGAGGAAGCTGCTGCCTCTTCTCGGCTCTGGTTATTAGTCCTTCTCTGATTGTACCATCTGGTCTAGTAACATCATCCATGTCCAGGGCTACCCCTTTGTACCTCTCAGTTTCGGATAGGTCATTGAAGAAATTGGCGTATTTGGCTCTAAGGTCAGACCGACTACGATTCCACTGTTCCATGCTTATCCAGCCTTCTGAACCTGTTGGCAGTTTTACTCTACGGTCTAAGTCCTCTTGCTCCGCCTTGACTTGGTCGGCATAATCTCTAATGGCTCGGAAGAACTCCCTACGAATCTTGTCCTCTTCTTGCCAGGCTGTAGGCATCAAAGTGCTGAACACTCCACTATGGTACTTGACCGCATCCAGTTCACTGAGTACGTCCTGTTGTAATGGGTCTAGCATGGCATAGTCACCTATTCTAAAGCCATGACGGCGAATCCATAACTGGTCTTTCTCGGTATAGCCGGTCATTTCCTCGATTAGTTTGGCAGAGGCTTCCCAGGCTTCAAGTTGTTCCTCGGTTCTAATGCGTAGGATACCAGACTGCTCCATGAGGACTCCACGCCAACCATAACCTTGAATTGCACGGGTCCAGACATCCTTTTCTTCGGTGGTTAAGTCCTGTCCTTGTTGCATTTTGTCCCAAATATCCATGCCATTAAATAGCTTTTGTTCCCGTTGGCAGATGGCATTGGCTAGTTGGATGGTACCATAATTGCGATATGGTTCTGGAAGTATCTTGTCGAGCAGGACTTTGGCAGGTTTAGAATCTGGAAATGCAGCTATGTAGGCATTGAGTGGAGTCTTAATCCAGGCTGGTAGTAACTCACCTAACTGCAATCCTCCTCCAGCTGATGTACCACCAGTTAGTTTGAGAAGGTTCATCCAGGCTGCTGGGTAGAAGCCAAATCTGCTGTACCAGTCGAAGAACTCGGAGACTTGAGGAAACATATCGTAGTATTCGGGATAGTCCCTCTTAATGAGGCGGGTCATCCCACCCATGAAAATGGTGCCTCTCAGTGGATTGAACTCTAGGCTGGTTCCTGGTATATGGACATAGCCATCCTCAGTGTTGTCCATGTAGGTACCCCAAGCCTTGAATATGCCAGGCATACGGATAGAGGCTCTGGGTAGCCAAAACAATCGGTGCAACTCATATGTCCAGAATGGATAAATACTTCGCATGATGGCAGTGGAGGCGTTTTCGTTGGTGTAGTCGGCCCAGTCCTTATAGTATTCTTTGGAGGCTTTATCTGCTGCGGACTGTTTGGACTTTTGGAAACTATCACTAAGTCCAACGACTTCATATTCTGCCTTTGCTTTTGTAGGCTTTATAACACCGGCGATGACCCTAATTTCGTCCTCTAATGCCTTAGCCTGTCTCAGAGCAATCCTCTTATTAGGAGCAGTTTTGACCTGTTTCATAACCTCATTAAATTGCTGGACCACAGGACTATCCGGTTGTACCTTTTTAGCGGCCTTTAATAAGGCATTGTATTCTCTCTCTAAGGATTCGGTCAGTGGTTCAGCACCTACAGTAGTTTCTATAAATGGCATCTTTGTAGGAACCTTGGTACCAAATTCAGAACTAAACTCCCTCTTTAACCTAACCTTCAACCCACTAGGTAAGTCTTTCCACTCCTTGTCAATATATGCTATAGGTTCATCCCATTGTCCTATCACACGGCGCTTGGACATCATAGGAATAATATTCTTCCATACATCCGATTCGGATAATTCAATAGGCTTAGATGTGAACTGCCATTTCTTACCTACAGATTCAACTGTCCACTTACCACCACTATTATCGGTGATTATCCAAAACCCTTCAACCTGTGGGTGTGCTTCCCAGGTAACTGCGCCAACCAAATCTGCCAATTCGTCGGCAGTATACAATTTTTTGGTTGGCATAACCCTTTCACTCACAATCCTCTTGGTTACATAGCCTGGAGTTGCCTCTAGTTCATCTGCCAGGGTGGTAATGAACCTCTGGAAGTTGTCTGCTATACCTTCAGGCAACCCTTTAGTTCTGTATATGCTCCACAACTCGTCTTGTAGGGACTTTAACTCCATTAGATGAGGTTCCATAACACTGGCTAACTCAGGATTCATACGCATATCCCTCAGAGTGTAGTCATATACCTCACCAATGGCTTCATCGGTCCAACCTAGCTGGGCAGCCGACTTTTTTACTCCTCTAGCCATTCGCTCTGCCTGAGCCTTGACCTCAGTAACGAATTCCTGTTTAGACTTCAAGGTCATGGTCTCCATGTTCATGACTGCTTGTGGCATTTGAGCTGGATTGCTATGAAACAAGGTGGCCACATCTACTTTGGAGAGCTTTCTACCAGTGGCATCAATGATTGGTGGAGGTGGACCCGCCATACCTAGAAATTCGGATAGGGTATTGGATTGGTCAATCAGCCTCAGTTTCATTTGGGATTGGGTAGTTATCCTCTCATAATGGGCTTTCATCTGGTCGGCTTTGAAGGTTGACCAGGCAGTGGATTTCTGCTCACCACTAAGGGCTTTAATCCTCAGTATCTCTGCTGCCTCGGTTGTTCGGCGCTTTGCCCACCAGTCGGCAAGGTATCGTTGCTCGTCAGTCCAGGCTGATAGCCAGTTGTTGATGGAGGATTGTTCAGCTGGAGTGAATGGAAGTTTGCGTTGGGTCTTAGGGAAATACTCCTCAAAGAAAACTTTTGTTTTTGTATCCATAAAATTGGTGGAAGTCATACCTCTTGTATAGTTAGAAAAATCAGTAGCGAATTCCTCAAATACATCCTCTGGTATCTGTCCAGCCCCAATAGGGAAATCCTTAACACTAGCATAGTTGGCAACAATATCCGTATTGGGAATGGAATGTGCTAGTTCATGGTAGATAACCTCAGCATCAGTAAGAGCATCCCAATTTTTGGCTGACAATCTTCCAAGCTTTGGGTAATATCCAGCAGCCAAAGTTTGGTTTGGATTAAGCCACACTTCACGCAAATCCGACTTGATACTGACTGGTAAATCCTCTACAATCTTGGTAAATTTAGCCTTGACATTATCTGGTATGCCAGGACTAAACCTTACCTTACTCCAATCAATTATACTCTCAGGCTTGGTCATGGTCAACCTAAGCTTATCATCCAACTTATCCAAACTCTCCCTCATCTGTTTGGTGTAATCCGCTAGTCCTTCATACACTCCACCAGGCTCCACGGTATACTTTGCCCTCCACTCGTTGAAGTCAAACCACTTCATACGTTTGGACATTTCCGACTCTAACTCATTCATAGCCCGAATAACATCATCAGTGGAGCTACCATAGAACCTCTGCAACTCCTGTAGTTCCTGCATCATACCTAGAAATTCATCTTTGGTTCTGGCCTCCATGCCCAAAATACCGTCAACCCTCTCCTGCAGCTTGGTTTTGTAGAACTCAGGTGTATGGACAAAGTAATCATACATACCTGACTTGATATTGTCTGTGGCTTCATTTATCCCAAAGCCTTTGTTCTTCCATAATGAACCATCGCTAGCCGACTGGATTAGAACATCTTGAAAGGGTTCAGGAATGTTAGTGTATTTGCCTACTGCCTCGGCTACTCTACCACCGGAGATTTTGTCAGAGAAGGCAATGTCCTTGCTGATGCCTGGGTCCATCTTAATCCTATCCGCTATGATGTCATCCAGCATACTTCGGGTGTTGGCTGGACCAGAGATGGCCCGCTCTAATAGTTCTTCCTTCAACTCATAGCGAGAAAGATTTAAAGCCTTTAACAGGTCATCACCCACAGCTTTTGAGGCATCGTCAATTTTCCTAGCTAGGGCAGAAACTACCTGACCAGCTTCCTCTTCTGGCAGCAAGGTCATGAACATCTTGCGGAGGTAGTCTGACCTTTGATATAGTCCTATCCTGCTGGGCCAATCAATGAAGAACTTGCCTATTGGACCACCGGACAGGACATTACGCCATTTAGCAAGGTTCTTGGACGTTTTCTCGATACCAAGGAAACTAGGGACTTCTCCGGCCATTTCTATTCGTGGAGTGCCGGTCATAATTTCTAATGGAATGTTAAGTCCTCCCATTAGCCTTTGCGCTCTGGCTGCGGGATTAACCACGGTGATGAGCTTGTTTTTCCTAAATGCAGTTATTGGATTGAGAGGAACCTGCCTAGCTGATAGCTGCTTGATATAGCCTTCAAGGATATTGCCTGGCCCATAGGCACTAAACACCAGATACATTCTGGCACCTGGGGTAACTACCCATCTATCCATAGTGTTGCGCCAGGTATTCATAATGGCATACTCAACCCTGCTGAACTGCTGGGCAATACGACCGGACATTTCAAGGTTGTGGGCAGCGGCGTGGAGGGCAGTATCCAAATATGCCTCTTGACTGTGGTTAAAAATGTTGGTTAATATCTCCGGAGTAACCTTAGCCTTGCCTAGCAGTTCATCCGATGTGGATAGACTAACTCTGAGCAGTTTGTTGACCTCAGCAGTTGCTTTCCTAATTGCTGGTTTGGTATCGTCTATTCCTAATGTCCTGAGTAGGAATGGGACAGCTTCTTTCTTGGATAACATTCCCGCACCAGACTTGTCTATTTGACCATTAACTATGGAGGATACATTCAGCAGCATTTCTTTGGAAACTTCTACCTCAGAACCCAGATTCTTGGCTATGGTTTTAACTGCATCCTCATCAATCAAGGTGGTTCTAAGCAGGGCTCTACCTGCATCAGCTTTGGCTCCTACTGCTCCAGGTCGTTTCAATACCAAGTCTCTGGCTTCAATTAGGAGCTTTTGTGCCTGAGTTAATGGTATCTTGGCTGGTAGTCTACCCATCGTAGCGGACTGTAGATACCTAAATGCAGCTATCATATCCTTGCCAGCGTAGGACTTAGAAGCCATCATAGGAGTTTTTGGTATTAGCTTACCTGCACTTTTAATCTTGTCAAATATCAGGACGTCCCAGGCTTTCAACCAACCGGCTTCAAACTTGCCCACAACTGGGCCAACGTACTTACCTATCTTAGGTATGGATGTAGTTATATACTTAGGTACACCAGTTCCTACCCAGGTGAGTGGGTCTGCTACCCACTCAAATATTAGGTGGTCACAGAGTCCAAGCTCTACATTCTCGAAGGCTTCGCCTCCAGCGTGCCACCAATCAGTAGTATTTCGGGCTTCTCTGTATACTGCTAGAAACTCCTTCTCGCTCTTGGTAAGGTATTGCGGCTTCCATGCCTCCCATGCCTCTGCCCTCATTCGGTATAACCATGCTCCCCAAGGAGCAGTCCATTCGTGGTACATTTTACCGGCTAAATCTAGGGCGGATAGGGCTGGCTGTGCCACAGTTTGCAACAGTATATCATCAATACCCATCTCTGGTAGTTTTGCTTCCTCTAGTCCTTGCTGAACGGCATCTTGATTGCTGGACAAGGTTGACCATAGAAGCTCGATTTGCCTAGTGTAGGCTTCTACGCCTTCCAACTCAGTTAATACTTCTGGTGGTACACCTGCCTCCTCATACATCTTTATGGCATCTTCTGGAGTGGATAGACCAGTCGGCAGAGTTGGCTCAGGACTAGTGGCAGACAGCATCTTGAGGATATTTTCTATTGTTGCCTTCTGTAGTGTGATTGGTCCTGTATACCGAGGCTCCTTGGCTAACAGGGCAATAGCCTCAGTATAGTTAATTTCCTCAGCCTTGGTTCCCTCAGGCAGTCCCAATGTAGCACTATAGACCTCATTGAATATCCGCTTTAGGTCTGGGTCGTCCTTGCCTATCTTACTGAACCAGGTAATGGATTCACCTTCCTCTGTTTTCATTTCAAACAGGTCGTCATAGGAAGTAACCTTACCCATCTGGATAAACGCTGGTAATGCTTCATACATGGTTTGGTAGGTAATGGCTATGGATTTCTCTTTGGATATCTCCTGCAACCTGGTCACATAGAAATTGGATTGTATTAGTGCCTTTCCATACAGTAGTGAGGCTCTAGGGTCTATAACATGACCGGGACGGCCTAGCCTTAGGTAGAAAAAGGCTGCAATACTGGTTATTACGGTTGGGGCACCAATCTTATTCATCATGTTCTGGCGGAGGTAGATAGCCTTCTCTAGTTCTATTTCCTCACGAATCAGGTCAGCCTCATGTTGCTTCCAATATAGGTTACTCTTGGCTACACCTACAAATTCTTCTGGAACTTCACCAGCCTCTAGTTGCAGACGGAGTTCCTCAGCACCGGCTATCCTCTGGAAATTCTCTACCAGGGACTGCTTAACCCTCAACTGTTGGAGAGGTAGACTAGTCTTAATCCTCTGTTCTGCTGGTAATTTATAGTATTCCTGTTCAGCCCTGGCCTGTGCAGCCTTTAGTTGCCGTTCAAACTCATCCTGTAGTTCTTTGGTAGGTGAAACAAATTCTTTACCATTAGGCATTTATATCCTCCATAGCTACTAGATTCTGCCTAGTCCTTCCTGAGGCGCTGTGGCTTCCCTGGTTGGAAAAGCCTCCCTCATTATGGATAGTTCTTCTGGAGTGGTTTCCTTCCTTTGCGTGGTCTGTTGTGGAGCCTGCCCAGTTATCTCGGCTTCGATGGAGACTGCCAACTTTTCGTACAGCGAGGCTGATTGCTCATCACCTAGCTTGGACATCAGCTTGGCGTGTTCCCGGTAGGCAATTACGGAATCAGCTAGGATAGCCTTAGGATGCATCATAGCTTCATCCTTTCTAGTCTCAGCCATGGCCCTAAGTGGGTCTCTCACCTCAGGGAAGAACTTATCCATAACAAGTCTGGTTGGTAATCTAAAGGTTGGGTCAAGCATACGAGCCACTGTAGCCCTCTGGATAAGATACCCTGGAATCTCGATGTCAGCTTGGACGTGGAAGCTCACACTATCAGGTAGTCCCTCAGGCATCTTGAATCCGTAGGGTCTAAATCCATTCACCTTTATCATGTTGAAGTGGTAGTTGTCCAGGTCTGATAGTAAGCCTTTGAAGGCATCATTGAATGGAGTCAGCACTTGCATAGCGGCACTAGCTACGTTAGCCATAGCCAAGTAGGACATTTGCTGCTGGATATTACCAAACACAGCCCATGGAAACAACCCTCTTTGCAACATATTGGAATACTCAAACATGATTGTCCGCAGCTCGACTGGTATGGCTGGAGGTATTAGAGGACCAACATCATCGTTTGGACCCATACGGAATATTGCACCCCACTTGTCCATATCCTCTTCTCTCAATATCTGGTTATCTCCGGACGATTTCTCATACCATCTATGCTGGGCTGCTGACCTGGTTGCCTGTTGGGCAAAGGACAGCATCTTATTATAGTTTTTGGTCATGTCCTCATTCGTTGCGACTATGGATTCACCGTAGCCTTTTTGCCAATCTTTACCTCTGGCTATGGCACCTCTATCAGGCAACCCTCCTACTGGAGAAGCAAACACAGGCATGACAGGCTCACCTAGCTTCTGCATAAGGTTATTCAGGGCATAATCCTTAACCAACTCTTTAACCAGGTTGGTACCCAGGACTATACCATTTACCAAGTCACCTTCATCATCATAGCCCCAGTAGTCATAGAGGTTGACATTGTGGGTATAGCCAGTTGGCCAACCCATCAGCTTACATTTCCTGTTAGCAGCCAACGGACTCAATGGATAGATATGCGCTACCTCTATCATGCCATCGGAGCCAAAGTCTGGATAGACCTCAGCTGGATTCCATATCTCAGTCCATATGCGGTCTTGAGATACCATACTAAATACTGACAACCACCCTGTAGCCAACATTAGACCTACTAGCTCACCAACCAGGCTTTGGCGGCCCATCCTTCGGTATCGGTTCTCCTCAGCAACCCACCTGTTGGTAATGTAGACCTCAAGTTGGCTGGTGGCGGATATCTCCTCAGCATTAAGATTCTCTATGTCTATCTTGTGGGCAATGATGCTGGAAGTCATAAGATGTTTGGCTAGGTTGTATCCTGTCTTAGGGTCGTTGGCAGTAACAGACTCCATGCCTTCCTGCTTTAGTTCATCCTTCAACATGAGGATGTTATACCAGTCCCTAATCTTCTGGTCACGGACAGACCAGCTAGATTTTAATTTGCCACACTTCATTATAAGGTCTTTGGCATCCATAACTACCTCCTTACCAGGAAATTTCTATACCAATCATAATGTTTTTGTCGGTAGGGTCAATGTCTAGTAGGTGTATGGTTATTGTTATTAACCATAGCTTAATGATAAACTTTCTCATGGATTACCTCCCCTTAATAAGTAGTTTGGTTTGTAGCACCACAGCTAGGATGGTAATAATCAGAATAGCTATAGCCATGGACAGTTCAATAGGATTCTTGCCATCATAGATGATGGTATTGCCTCCTACTAATAAAGCAAATAGGATAACAGCCAGGATGGAAGTGCCAATACCGAATACCAATGCAGCCCAGACTATAAAGGTTACCATTTCCAGCCATGCCTACCAACATACCCACGTCGTTTTGGTTTCGGGTCTCCACACATTAGACCTATAGCCCATGCCATGAACAGGTCGTTGGCTCCAACTACTTCTACTTTATCACCTACTATCCTATGGTTGCGCATCTGCCTGACCAATTCTATGTCAAAACAGATGGAGTCTGGTAGGTATCTGTCCACAGCCTGTAACATAAAGTCCTTGTTCTTGGAGGTAGTCAACCAACCTGGCTCAAGGCTCTGCACTCCACTGACTATATCCTTTCTGAAATAGATAGGTCGGTAGTGTTTGCCTAGCTCAGTGATAGCCAACCCATGACTATTTGCCTCCCAGACTATCATAGCCTTGTTGTAGTGCCTGGAGGCTTTGACAGCTTTATTCCAGGTGGTCTCTGGTCCATAGAGCCCTGTATCCCTAGCACAGAGCTTAGGGTGATAATTCCCATAATCATCAAGGTCAAAGCAGATAACGGCTATGGCATCCTGACTTACCTTAGCCTGACCAGGGTCTATACAGACAAAGTAGGTTTTAGACTTTTCAGGTGGAAACCAGATACTCAAGTTGTCGAGGCTGGTAGGTGCAGGATAGCACTGGCTAGCCATCTTGTCCAGAGATAACCTATCAAACCGCATATCACCAGTAGACAAGAAACAGGATACATCGTCCTCAGGGAACTCCTGCTGAAATAGTAGTACCATTTCACCTGAACGCCTTAGGCTCTCTTTTTCTCTAATCTTCCATCTGCGCCATCTAATCTGGTCAAAGGTCAAGTGATAGTTCTGGACTAGCAGTTCTTCCTCTCTGGTTAGTTTGAAGGACTCTACATCGGTATCGGGGATGAACTTCTTGATACGGAAATCTCCCAATGGTATTGCATATTCCTTGTGCATAAACCAGGAATAAAAGTGTGGAGTGAATACCGACTTGCCTTCTCTGGCTAGTTGGTACATATCATGGAAGTCATTCTCCTCACCACAAGGTGTAGAGTATACATCTACTGTACCGGTCCCATCCTGAGGTACACGGTCTAATGCTGGTGAGACAATGTTCTCCATAGCTTTGGGTGGATAAAACGCTGCCTCATCAAACAACAGGTGATGGATTGTCTCGGCTCTACCTGCTACAAAACTCCTTGCACTAGCTATGTAAATGGAGCTGGTACTGTGGAGTCTACCATTAACATAAAATCTAAAGGTTTTTTGGTAAGTACTGTCGTGGTGTATCTCTGGAAAGCCTGGAATACCCAAACCACTTAGATGGTTATAAAAGAAGTTAACCTTAGCCAATAGCCGCTCAGTGATGAAGTCCTCGTACGCCACAAGGACAGTGTTAGTACCTGGGCTGGTCAGAGTGTCTTTCAACCTCTTTGCAATGCGCTCTGTGGAGAATCCTACCTGTGCTGGCTTGACCCAAATGTCCATACCAGTCTCGGTCTTGTCCACATCGTCCTGTATCTCATTGTAGGTGAATGGGACAATCTGACGGGACTTATTCTCCAAAACGAACAGGGTCTCGATATACCTTCTATCATTGAGGATTAAGTCCGTAAAAGCCTCTTTGATATTAACTGCCATGCGTCTCCATGATGGAACTACCTACAGGGAAGGTGGAGTTAGGTACAAAATTGATATAGACAAATTCTGGGAACATACCTAGAATCAGCTTCATGGTAGTTCTAGGCATTTCACCTTCGTGCATGATTCTCACAGTGGCTATGTTGGCATCCACGTATTGGACTGTATACTTTTTCTCCAGCCCAGCAAAGATGGCATCCAGGTCAGGTTTGTAAAGGTCAATGGACCATCCCATAAATTACCTCCTTAAACTGCTACTCCTACAGGAATCTCGGCTATGTCCGCCACCGCAACTTCGGTTGTGCCAAACCAGATAGAGGACAGGTCGGTTGCTGTGATGGTACCTGTTCCTGCCCTGATGTTCTTGATGTTTGCCCAACCACCGGCCGTTTCTGTGCCTGAACCTTCGATTGATTGACCTCTATTGGCAGAAAGATTATAGGTTTTTTCTCCGGCTCCAAACTGGTCGTATTGTAGATAATAGAAGCCGGATAGTCCAGATAACTTCCGTTCAATAGCCCCAGAAGTAAAGTAAACACCAGCAAGGTCACCCGATGTTACATCTGTGGCTATGGGATTTCCACCTGAGTCCAATGTAAATGTTTGCTTGGAACCCGAAGTCACGTCACCAATCAGTTCTACATCACGACTGGTATATTTAGGTGCAGTCCCATAAAACGTACCTATCTTACAACCAGCCAGATTAGAATTTGCCCATATTGACCAGCTGGTTATAGTCCCTGTGCCACTGGCCGGATTAGTTAGTTGGAGATAAGTATAATCAGCAGCAGAGGTGCTATCTCCGTCCGCCGCTCCAGGCCCAATAGTAATCGTTCCCGGCTCTAAGGGTTGAGCTTCTCCAATAGATAAAGGTATACTAAGGACTCCCAGCCTTTGATTAGCCATCGCTATCAGGTCAACAAAGTCGGAGGTCAATACTTTCTTGTCAGTAAATGGGGTTTTAGTTCTCATAAATGGGGTTATTAAATAAGAACTATTCGGTTGCACTAAAGCGTTATCAAGTGTAGCTACCGTATCTTTGTCAAAGAACCTCGCCACATACTCAGCCACATCAGCCAACGCAAAGTTCTCTGGGACGATTACAAAATGACAAATAGCAGGATTGAGACGCCAGATTTTAGGAACTCCAGCCCACCAGGCATCGTACTTGCTCTGGATAAGCTCACCGTCTTTATCAAAGCAGTTCTTTGGAACAGACTCAGTGGCTACCTGAATATGTTGCTGTTGGTATGTCTTGCTTGCAGGGTCATCAAGAAACAGGTCAAACCTGACCTTTAGAAAGCCTTTGTGGACATGAGTACCAGAGGAATTAAACTGTATCATGCGTACTCCATTACCACCATTGAGGGATTCCAGTAGATAGTGTCAGCCGCAATCGCTGTCCCCAATACCTGAACCTGATTGCCTGTTACCTTAGTTGGCATGGTCTTGGTTATCAGCCCTCCCGTAGCTGCACTCAGATACACGGAGAGGCCTATATCAAATGCCCAGGAATCGTCATGTGCCCAACCTCTTGTCAAGAACAGTCCAGCAGCGTTCTCAGCTATGGTAGCTATACAAAGATGGGTAGCAGGGATAGTTATTGCGGCATCATCGGCTAATGCTAATTCCATTTTACCGTCTGTCCCGACATAGCAAGCCTGACCAAAAGCTAATCCTGCGGCTACCCCTCCCGTCATGGTTACTACCTCTCCGTTGGCAGTATGGCTGGCGGCAGGTGTAGGGTCATGTTCTATGACTTTGGTATCTGCGAGAATCAATCCTGCGGCCTCTACGGCGTCTACAGAAGCCGCATCCATTGTCGCCTGTGATGGCATGGCGTGTTTGTGGTCTCGCCTAGCTGATACTACCGCTGTACCTGTTGCCGCAGCATCCGCTATCGCCTGTGTACTTGGGACAGTAGCATCAAACAAGGCTTTGTTGGTAATGGCGGTTTCGCCGTTGGCTATTCCAAAGACATTGATTAAGCCAGCCGCAGGAGCGACAGCTTTCGGTGCTAATCCATGCTTGGTAGTGGAAGTATCGAGGTCGGCGTTGTCATCGCCAGCGGTCAGGTCGTCTATCTTGGTGGCGGTTATATCGGCAGTCTTGGCTACCGTACCCGCCCCGACTCCGTGAACGCCGGTGGTGGCAGTCCCATGGGTTCCCACATCGTTGACACTATGGCTAGCTGTTATGGCCGCCTGAGCCACAGCCGATAGGTTGGCATCCACGGCAAGGTCGGTCACGGCAGCCAGTTGAGCGTTTTTGGCAGCAGGGTCATAGACAGCCTTGGTCATGTCACCTGTACCAGCAGTAGGGTCAAGCTCAATGGTGCTAGTCCCATACTTGACGATTAGCTTGCCACCAGTCAGGTACAGCACATCTACATCGAGACTACCTTCTGGTGCCTTCGATAGGACTACATCATCATCGGCAATAGTCTTTCTGGTAACTACACCATCCGAGTAGGTGATTTCTAGCAGGTTATCTACCTTCTTAACTGAGGTAATTGTAGCCAAGGTTATCTCCTCCGCTTGGGCATTTTCCTTAATGTCATGGCTAGTCGGGCTCGCTTGCCTAATGTACCTCCAGCCTTAGCTGCTGACCTCAACCTAGCCACTGGAATAGTTTTGCCTGCAGGAACTCTCAACTGCCTATGCAAGGCACCTGGACTTTTGATTGCCTTCTGTATCCACTTAGCCATTGATTACCTCCTCTTTAGGTACTTCTGGCCCCGGACTCCAATGCGATTGACCTGAGCCTTTAACAAGTTCTTTTTACCGGCAGTTTTCTGTCTGGTCGAGGCTCTGTATCCTCTGGGCATTATTTCACCTTCTGAGAGATTTGAAAGGTCATACCGAACATACTACCTAGTGGGATATAAACCATAGCCCTTGCAGCCTCACAAAGACCAGGAACTTCAAGGACATCACCACCAACCCATGCGGCTATACCAATCATCAGAATGGCGATACTACCCCACCAAGGTATTGGCGATGTATGTATTGGGATGGGATTAGCCACCTGTGTTACAGTGGTTCTAGGATGCATAATGGATTGATAGGAACAGTGTAGTAGAATGGATAAGAACTTAGTCAACCTGTGCTCCCTTCATAGTTGTAGTTTCCTTTCTTAACCTAATTTCTAACACGGTACGAGTGTAGTCAAAACCGTCACCACTGTTGCCATTACTGCCAGCCATTTGCTTAATCATGGCGTATTGCTGTGGAGTGTAGAACTTCCTAATCAGCTTGATGTAGTCCTGCTCAGGTTCAGTCAGTGTTTCACCGGTTGCATCCTTGAACAGGACGTTGAAATCCTTAGCCAGCACCAGCCTAAAGTTGCGGGTGAATTCTATGTCCACCAACTTATTGGACAGGTCATCCCTTAGGTCGGTCTTAGCCTTCTCCTCTAATGCAACAAAGACAGGGTCGTCCTCTCGCCATCTGTGAACCGTCTTGAGATGGATGTCAGCCAACTTGACAGACTCCATGATGGAAAACCCTGCTATGATGTAACTGAGGTATTTGGCTTTCTTGCTACCCTCAGTGTAGTAGGGTATCAGTGCCATGACTAAGGATTCTGTGGAAGTTGGCTCAGCTGGTACTATGTCTGACATTTGTCCTCACTTGCTCTTATTGTAGCACAGTTTGAGCCGATTGTCAACCTATACAGTGTTATAGCTAATAGTACAGTAAGTATAGACTAGGGCAATCCATGGAAGCTATTTAGTGTTATAACTAATACTATATTATTAAATTACAGTATAGCCTGGCTACTTGACAAGAATCAGCCTTTATGATATAATCTATATATAAATCAGAGTTGGAGGTTGATTGACTACAGGTTGGGGATTCTACATGCAGGGAAGTGACCAGATGGTCGAAGTTGATGAGTTGGGGTCGGAGTTGTCCACAGAACTTCATTGTCCGGTGCATTATCCAGCATTTGGCAAGAACCTGTTTGAGTGCCAGTGTGGAGTGATATTCCCAGTATATCTGGTCAAGGGTAAGAACTGGGAGCTAATTAGACGGAAGCATGAAGAGGAAAGAAGGTACTCACTGGTATGATAGAAATAACAATTTATTACCCAATAGGTAGGAAAGTTGATGAACCATCAGGAGATAAGGTTAGGGTAGAATTTGTATTACCAAAAAGACCGTTCCTATTTTGGTCAGACGTGAGTATAGGAGAACAGGTCGTGTATCCAAAAGGTTTCGGTATAGCTTGGTATGACTTTGAAAGAGCCCGACTACTGTTTGCACCTATACCGTTCAACCTATTGGTTGGAGCATTGATTTGGTCTTGGCATTGGGTAAGGTTTGGGCAAGCTGCTTGGTTTGAGAGGCATACTAAACACAAATGACTATACCTAATGTAACAATAACCTGGTGCCAAAGAACTGCTGTCTGTCAATGGTGTGAACAACCTATAGAGGCAGGTACAGCCTTAGTTAAAGTTTTTTTCTGGAATAAAGGGGATGATGGTAGTAGGAACTGGAATACCACTCAATATTACCACTTTCCAGCCTGCTACTCTGCACAAGGCTTGGACTACCTCAGTCGTAATCCGTATGTAGCCAAGCACAAAGGTAATGTCAGCAAGTTGTCACCGGAGGATAGAAAAAAGCGTTACCTGCTGGTCAGAAGGTTTAATGAGTTGGTACAGAGGAAGAAAGAGATTAAGTTGCCATACCCAGACAGTATCCCATCCGAAATCCGACTCAATGACCGCATGGTTGAGGTAATGATGGAGATGGCTAGTTTAGGAGGTATACCTAAAAGATGGGTGGAGAAACTAAGTTAGATAGGCAGTATAGGGCTTACCTGGCCTCAGATGTCTGGAGATGCCCTGCTGCACCGATTGACAACCAAGTACCGCTGCAAGTTGAGTGTGGGACTGGTGCCCACTACTGGTTGTCAAGGTGGTTTGGGGACAAGCTAGGTCAAGTGTTTTGTTGCAAGTATTGTTATGCCATTAGAAGGTTCGAGGTAGACAGGAAGGCTGAGAGGTCACCTTATTTCTAATAACCTGGTTGCTATCCAAACATGAATACTGGTTGGCATGGATTTTTGGAAATTTTGGATTTTGAGAGTCCACCTCGGAAAGAGCATGTCCATCTCATAATGTACGCACCCGTACCTCGCTGTCTCTCCTGCGTTGGTAGCACAAATGTACTAGAGGTCGAGGCATAGTACAAATGTACTAGCATCCCACGTGTTAGCTGGAGTTAGTACAAGTGTGCTAGTTGGGTTGCTTGTTGTCTAGGTAGCACAAGTGTGCTAGGACACTCCGGCAAAAATATCGTGTGGCATACCTAGAGTGAGCGTGAGCGAGGTTGAACGAGCATGAGTGAACTAACTACTTGAGGTTGACTACCAACACACTTGACAAGCGTAGTACCTAGTGATATACTGTAGATAGTTGAAGAAGAAGTGAGGATAGAATGAAACAAGGTACACTAGCTACAGGCTAGCAGTCCGGTGACAAAGAAAGTCTAGGCATCAACCAATCAAATGGTTGCTAGACAGAATAGATGGCTACTATTGGAGTAGCGAGGTGTTAAAAGCGGCAACGTTTAACACAACCAAAATAAATTAAAAGGAAGTGTTAAATGGATTTCGAACTCTATAAGCAAGGAATGGCAGCCGCAATTGCCAACAATGACATCCAGGCCATCGAGAAGCTTAATGCCGAGTGGAACAAGGACAAAGCCGAGCGCCGGAAGGCACAACTTGAGGCTGAGCAGAAAGAGGCGGTGGCATTGGCTGGAGTCCGTGAGAAGGTGGCAATCGAGATACATGAGAGGTTGATTGCCAACAAGCCTATTAATAACCTGGTTGCAAGGTTGCAAGAGGTTAAGGCTCACGGGTTCACGTTCAAGCTGGATGAGGACGGCATCACCTACAAGGCGGTGGCGTTGACTGTACCGACCATCAAGGCTAAGCGGGAAGGAACTGGCAATGGTGGGGGCGCAGGTAAGACCAAGGACGAATACGGGATGAGCCTGCAAGAGGTATACGACAAGTTCCATACGGCTGAGGATGAGGTCAAACTAGCCGAGGCTAAGGCCGCCGACGAGGATGTTAAGGCAAAAACAGGCAAGTCCAATCAGGTTAACCAATGGCGGGTGAAAAACTCGGTGAAGGTAAGGGTAATTGCGGACGGTACCCTTAAACCTCAGAAGTAACTAGGTTCAAAATAGGGTGTGAGGATAGTTGCCTAACTCATACCCTTTTTTGTGGTCTCAGGACAAGGTAAATGGTAGTCGAGGGGATAGGACATCCTCCGGACATTCGAGGACAAAGGTAGTACACAATTGTACCTTAGATTTGTTATGTAAAGTTAGGCGAGACTGTGGCTGGCACGTTATGTAAACTAGCACAAATGTTCTATTGACAGAATCAATACCACCATGATATAATAGAGGTATAGCACGACATAAGGAATTGAGTTGGACTACCTAGACAACAAGGAAATACTGGAGCAGGCTAGCATAGGCAATCGTGAACGGGTTGCAGTTGTGGTTGAGTCTGAATTTTACCCTGATGGTAGCCAATCAACCTGGAGCACAGGTTATTATGATTGTCCTAGATGTGGCAGCAACTATACCTACTATATTAGCATTATAGAGGAGTATACAGAAACTCATGGATGGTACTGTGAGGAATGTTTCCTACTTTGGGAATATGTAGAGGTGAGTGATGGATGACCTCGAAGGACAGACAATCCATTCTTGTATTGGTACATTCCAATCCGAGGTGCTAAGCTGGGATGCAGTTGATACCAGAGCCCACATCTGCCCGACTATCACTTGTCCTTATTGTGGTCGAACAGGGCAGTTCCAAATCATGGTAGGCAAGCACTATGCCAATTACTGTCCTGGTTGTGAGATAACATGGAGATGGAAGTTTGAAAGAAAGGAGGTATAGCCGATGGCTGAGTTTAATCCCCAGGCTATGGACAATGCCGCCGATGAGGCAGAAGAGGAACTAAACACCCTTGATGCAGAGGCAGTCAACCTCATAGCTAATTGGTGGTACAAGTGGTTCATGCAGGCTGGACATAAGAGACTAGGTAGAATACTGGTTCAGATGGCTAAGGAAATGGAGGATGAATAACCATGTACACAGACCGCAATTATAAAACCAAGAAGGCACTCAAGGAAGACCTAGCCGCCGGTAAACACATTACAGTATACCAGCCCAATGCTGACCTTACTGGAGCCAAAGTACCTACCAATGGCACAGTCTACCTCGAAGGCCCACACTATCCCTCGCCTCATACCTGGTACGCACAGGTAGAGTTGAGGGACGGCATTATAGTTAAGGTGAAGTAAAATGGAAAAGATACCACCACACAGCAGTTGGCAACTACCAGCCACCGCCAAACAAAAGCGTGCCATAGCCCAACTTTGTACCTATCTCGGTTACCACGAACCAATCGAGGAAAAGCCTATGACCCGATGGGAAGCACGCAACATGATTGCAGGATTTAGAGAGGAAAGAAAAAGGAGGAAAGCCAATGACTAATTACCAGGTAGTACAGGCATTTTGGACCAACAGTGATAAACCATGCCACAGCCGCTCACTCTCTTATAAGGATGGCAAGTTGCTCAGTTACGATACCTGTATCCTACAACGGGTAAATGGTATGGTATTCGGTAACTACACCCAGTATTCCAGCACCACATCACGGCACCAATCCCAGGCTAGGATATATGATGCCGACAAAATCCTATACGGTGTACCCGTAGGAACCTCCAGCTTACTGTTCTTTGCCGAAATAGAAAGAGACAGGCTGGATGATATGATTAAGAAGGCTCTGTCATAGTCTATTTATATATAGTATTATCTATAATAAAGTATAGACAAGGAGAGGTCAATGCGTTACCGAATCAAGTGGATATCCAAAGGTACTACTAGGCTTGAGGCTAGGGATGAGCATGATGCTGAGGTAAAGTTTGAGGAGAAGGAGGACTATGAACTTGCTGAGGACATGGTTACAAGAGAAGTTGAGGAAATCGAGGAGATATGACATGGGCAAGGATATGGTCAGAAAGCGTAATGAGGAATGGGAAGGACTAGAGCAGACTATCATTGACTTGGTGAAGGAATACTACCGACTCAGTGGGATGGTAGCCTACGAACCACTCGACCAGGACTGGGACAGCCTCGTTCAAGGAGATGACGATGGTCAGCCTATGTGAGGACTGCCTAGCTAACAAGACTTGTGAGGATGCTGGAGATAAGGTATCCAAGTGCAGTAGATACCATGTCTCATTCGTAGATAGGTTCTGTATCAACTGTAGCCACAATAGGACAATCAATACCATAACAAGGAAGGTGTCCCCTCATTGTGGAATCTACTCCTGTGACTGCACCACAGCTATACTTAACCACAAATTTCCTCCTAGGTTTATAAAGCTGTGATTATCCGCTGTGCCTGGTGTGGAAGGATAACTGGAAACAAGCCACCTTATGGAGGTAAATATGATAGTGAGGTAACTGATGGCATTTGTCCTCAATGTTTTGATAAGGAGGTAGGACACCTTGAGCAAAAGGAAAAATCGGGAGAGAGCAAACCAATTCATCTACAGGAATGGGACCAAGATACCGAGAGCTAGTTGGGATAAGTATCAAAAGGAACTAAGAGAGGTGGTTGAGGCTGAGAGGCTAGCTAAACTAGGCTTGGTTAGAGCCAAATCGAATATACTAACACCGGAAGAGGTGTTGAAGGAAAGGAGAGCAACTCATGGAAAGAATCTACATAGAATTCGATGAGAAATCAGGCAATTACCAACTAAATTCCCCTTGTGTTAAGGTAATCGTATTCAAACCAGAGACACCCGAGGAGGAGGCCCTACCTGCAATCATAGCATTACAGGCTGGTAGGCTTGGAGATTGCAGTGACATGGTTGTGATGTACACTACCTACCACTTTGAGCATTGGCATTACAACGAGTCGGTGATAATCCGCAAGGCTATAAAACTATTTGACAAGTTCAAAAGGAAAAGTTATAAACTTGCGGAGGCAGGTATTGATTAAGCTATTTACTTTGCTAACTATCATAGCCATCATTGTATATATAGTTTACCAGATAGTTACCTCACCAATAATCAAATGAAGATAACGGCAAGGGAAAAAATCCTCAGAGAGCGTGGTCTGACCTTAACACAGTCAGCACCACACAAATCCAGGCGCATGGCTGTTAAGGTTGTCCCTGATAGGTCTAAGCCGAAAACCACGCTGATGAAGTATCTGGAACAGAAGTACAACCTAAACTTGGAGGATGTGCTGGTCTCTGCCTCACTGTCCATGGTGGCTAAGAAGTTAGGTGATGAAGTGGATGTAACAACACTGAGTAAGTGGATTAAGAGGCTTAAACTACGCTATACTAAGGATAATTTGCCCGACTGTAGAGGATGCAGACAGTATGGAGTGGCGTGCGAAGGAGGCATCTGCTATGTGTTGATGAGGATGGAACTGTACGACCTGGTTGATATTAAAAAGGAGGAACTACTCAATGAAGGAAATCAGCCAACTAATCAAGGAGCTTAAAAGATACCCACCGAATTGGTTCGTTCACCCCCTAGTTGAACCAGACGATAGACAAGGCTTGGTAGTGTCAACAGTGGATAAGGAGGAGAAAGACTTTATTGACCTTGGAGACAGGGATACCATCATCCTATGAAGGGACTGACTCCATCTGAACTAATTGCATGGACACCACCCTACAACCCTTACATCATAGCCAGTAATATCCTAATTAATCAAGGCACTATGATGGTCTACGGCAAGGAGGAAACATGGAAGTCAATGCTGATAGGACTGGACTTAGCCTTCAAGATAGCTAATGGACAGGCTTGGTTTGGCTACCGAACTATCATGTCTCCTGTCTATATCCTACAAACCGAGAATCCTCAAGCCTTCATGCGTGAAAGGATGATTAAGTACATGACAGGTAATAAGGTGAACTCCAGCCAGGTCTGGTACTGTAGTGAACTATATATAAAGATAGATAAAGGTTGGGGATTTGCCGAGTTGGAAAAGGAGATAGCTAGGACTCAGCCCAAAGTCCTCATCATTGACAATGTATCCAGCTCGGTTTCGGGCAAACTTGTAGATGACTATGATGTTGGAGAGTTCGTAGGTCGCATGGATATGCTGAGGGCAAAATATCATGTGGCTATTATCCTGATACACCATACCAGGATAGCAGAACATAGTGAGGGGACGACATTCCACTATGGTACGGATGAAATATTCGGGTCGAGCAGATTTCCACGATGGCTGGATACCATCATCTATATTGATAAGGTTGAGGACAATGAAACTACTGGGTTGGTGGGTATCAACTTAACCTTCGAGAAAACAAGGCATAGTGAGGTAAAGCTCAAACCACTCAGTCTGGTAATTAGAAGGTCGGACTTGGTATTTAATATAGGAGGGAACAATGAATCCAGTATGCCCTAACTATCTAGCACCTAAACTCTATCACAATGCTGCACTGGATGAGGACTTTGAAGGTTCAGCCATGTGTAGCTTGAGGGATACGGTATGTGGTGTGGAGTACGGTGAGGAGTGTGAAACGTACAAGGAGTATTTGAAGGAGGTAGAAGATGTGGAGACCAAAGGATTGGAATAACCCTATGAACCCTAAGTCTGGTGTATTCCCAAGTGAGGAGGCATTGAATTGTGCCCACAGAGAATTCAAAGCATATGAGGACGGTGCCGATGCCATATTAGAGGCACTAAAGAAGGAAGGTGCGTATGGTAAAAAGTTTGATGGCTCTTTACCATACCATGCACAGCAGCCAGTGAAAGGTTGGGCTGTATTTATCCCTGATGAACGGCAACCTGAGTAAATGTGGCAAAAGCGTTATGTCAACTTGACAAACTGTGCACCCTATGATACAATGATACTGTTGAACAGAATACCAGAAAGCAAGGAGGTATGTTGAATGAAAAACGACTCCACATAATGGTTGGTGGGCTAACAGGAGAACAAGTTAAGGCAATCAAGAAGGTTGCAATAGACGAAGGTAAGAGCTTGAGTAAGATGGTCAAGGAATTTCTATTAAGTAAAATAAGGGAGGAATAATGGCAGAGCTAAACCAACAAGAGGTACTAAGCCAACTAAAAACAAGAGGATTTGAAACCGGAGGATTCCGTAGTCCGCTAAGGTATTTCCGTGGCAAGATGGACAGCATCACGGGTAGCATGGTCCAGCGTGGACAGATGAAACAGGCAAGGCTGGAGGTAAACTACAACTTCTCGGATATTGAGGTGTTTGAATCCACTGAGCCTTACCCATTCCCTGTGGCACAGGTTTCCATGATGCACTCTAACCGAACCAAATCTGGCATGGGTGTCCTCGGTGCCAGCATGGACAAGATTATCAACGCCGGTCTGGATGAGAATTTACCGCAGGAAAAAACCAAGAACCAAGACTTTCTGATTGGCAAGGTTCAGGAGTGGAAGGTCACACCAGGACATTTGATGCCTGCACAGGATGAAACTGGTGACTGGACTGAGAAGCCTAGAGAGGCATGGGAAGTGGTGTATGTTGAGGGTTGTGGTGGTGTTCCTCATAGTGGAGTAGCAGCCTCAACAATGTCTAGCCAGAAGGCACCGGCATCTGGAGTAACTCCAGCACAGGAAGCAGTCAATCTGCTGGACGGCAAAACCCAGCAACAATGGAATAATGTGGTATTCCAGAACTCAGCGGTGAAGGGCAGCCCGGAACTAATCAATGCCATTATCAGTGGTACATTCCTACCAGCTATGGAAGCCAGTGGGCAGGTGACCAAGGATGCTAATGGAGTGTATCACAAACCTTAACAAGTTAATAGCTTGCTGGTGTCTGTGGTGGGCGCAGATATAAATGGTTGAGAATGTAATGACGACCAGCCAGCAAGCCTGCCAGCCACCCGAAAGCCGAAAGGCAACAGGGCACATGATGGTAGAACCTGATACGGACTACTGGCTGGCAGACCTGAGCCGAAAGTAGGTTAGTATACCGTGAGTACTAGGCGGAAGGCTAATAAGCTAGAAGTTGTAGAAGCTCGGTAGGCTCAGGTAGTGGTAAAGGGTGGGGGTGCGAGTAGAGCGAACCACTTACTGGGTTGCTCCCAACTTGGTGAAGTTAAATGAAGTACCAAGCTTACAGCCCCCACCAGCCACTCAGTAAGAGGAGGTAAACATGGAAGTTGAGAAACTAGCAGAAATAATCAGCCGGTGGCATGGGGAAAAAACTCCCTGTCCTGTATGTCTGAAAATTGCCCAGGAGATTGCTGGTTGTCTCCGGGTAGAGCCAGTCCAGCTTGAAGTGCTGGGGGATGAGGAAATCTGTAAATCTAATGGTTGTGCCATCAGTGCCAAAGTAGGTTTTACTTGCCCATATCAAGATAAGAGAGGTTGCTCTATATTTGGAGCAGGTAAACTAATCTCCCAGGCCACCATCGCATACAATGAGGCAAAGGGGCAGTTGTATAGGATGAAACTATGAGACCTATCAGACTGGAGGTGATACATGGAGGCTAAAGAGACTGTGATGATTACCGAAGGATGCAATAAATTCAGGGATGGCTCCTGTGTTAGAAACTGTTGTAATACAAGAGCTGATAAGGCCTTCAAGGCCGGAATCAGGGAAGTGGTGGAATTGCTAAAGCTCTATAACCCTGTAATTGGTAGTGATGAGGGAACAAATTGCTATATGCTTGACATTCCTGTATGGCAATTCAAGCTCAAGGAATGGGGAATTGAGGATGCTAAATGAGACCCACCTTAAGAGACCAAATTACTACAAGCAAACTGACGGATGAGGAATGTATACGGTTATTGGTCCCAAAATATTCCTTTTCTTTCTGGTTACACAGGCACTCACGTTTCCTCTACTCGCTGCTATATTGGAACTGGTTTTGCATATGGTGTGGCAAAAAGCATTTTCGTTGGACGGACAAAAAATGCAAGGAGGTAACTGATGGAACTGACTGACGAGGAAATCTGGGACATAATCAATAAAGTCGAACAGGACAAGGATATTCACCCTGAGAACTATAGACCCATTTCGGAGTATAAGGCTATAGCCAAAGCCCAGCTCACCAAAGCCCAAAAGCATTATAAGGCAAAGATAGAGACAATAAGAACCGAAATAACCAAAATCAGTTTGAAACTGGATGACAGGGAAAAAGATTTAATTGAAGCCAAGAGAGAGGAGCGGGAGAGGATACTTAAGGAAGTTGGAAAGTATTACAGAGATGAGGGCGGACTAGACCTACACTTTTCTTGGAGTGGCATAGTTATATACGAAGAGGATTGGCAAGCCCTCAAAGGAGAAGGGAAATGTTAAATTGGTTCAAATGCCCAGACGGTCAAATAACTACAGTTAAGAACTGCCTAACCAAATGTAGAATGGATGAACGCTGCCTTACCCTGCCTACATTAAAGCTAATCTCCACTGAGCGCGAATGGAATGGAGTACCTTCAACCACACAACTGCTTAATGGTACTATGCTGGAATTTCTCAAGCTAACTCAGCCTTACATGGTTGACCCAGACAGCCGTGCCTTCATGCTAGCTGGTACCAAGCACCACCAAGCCTTAGAGGAGGTGGCAAAAGAGTTGGGGCTACCATCAGAAATAGCCCTCAACATTGACAGGGATATATTCGACCTGTTGGAGCAGGATGAGGATGGTGGTCTAGTCCTCAGTGATTATAAGAATTGGGGTAGCTATAGGGTAGCCAAAGCCCTTGGCCTCATTGAGGTAGGTAAGAAACCTGACCCAACTGGAGCAGTATATAAGGTCAGTGGCAAGTGGGGCAAGGCAGGCTCACCTAAGATGGTATCGGTGTTTCAGATTATGCCTAAGGAAGTGGACAATTGGGAGGCTGAGTACCAACTCAACAGGTATCGGATAATGCTGGAAGAGCGTGGCATACAGATAAAGAGGATGCAGTTGCAGGTAACGGTTAGGGATGGTGGGTTGCAAGTAGCTACCAGCAGAGGACTTGACCGCAATACTTATAGGATAGCAATACCTAGACTGGATGACCAAACCATCAAGGAATACTTTGCTGGCAAGGAGAAGGCTCTACTAACAGCTCTGGAGCAGGGTAGTTGTAATACTCCATGTAATGAGAAGGAGTGTTGGGATGATGCCCGATGCAAGTCCTACTGTGAGGTGGCTAGGAACTGCCCTAAAGGAATACTCTATCAACAGGAGAGCTAACATGGGTTATATTCGTGATGGCAGGTACATTGACATTAGGCACAGGACAACTCTATTCCAGTTGGAGATTGGCCATGAAGTCGAGAAAGCCTACGAGCACAGGTTTGGTAGGAAATTTACCACGGACAGGTTCAACAACCAACTCAGTAGTTGGGAACAAAATGATATTATACTGGAGGCAAGCAAAAGGGTTCAAGATAGAAGGAAAGGAAGGCTAATAGAATGAGGGAGATTAAATTCAGGGCATGGAGTAGTGAAAGGAAAGAATGGTTGGAGAGAGATGGGACTAAAGAACTTAAACTAGAACTTGTTGACCCACATTTATCTAGCCAACCAAAACTTGAGCTTATGCAATACACCGGACTCAAGGACAAGAACGGCAAGGAGATTTACGAAGGAGACATCACCAACTATGGTGTGGTTGAGTGGTGTGAGTGTTTGAACTGGGATAGTGGTGGAAGCAATCATCCAGGATTTTACTTCAGGAATAAATATGAGTATGGTGAAAGGGGTAGCTTGTCCTACCATGATGGCTTTGATGAAGGAATTGAAGTCCTTAGCAATATATATGAAAACCCAGAACTACTGGAGGTGAAGGAATGATTTGTGGTATCTGGGGGGAGGATAAATCAGCCAAAACTACCCTTGCCCTAACCTTCCCTAAGCCATTAGTATTCATGGAGTTTGACATCGGAGGATTTCACCGAGCTATTTACAGATTCCAGAAGGACTTTGACTCTGGTCTTATCCGCTATGAAGCATACCCACTACCCATGACCTTTGGCAGGTTCGACCCTAGTAGCCTGACAATGAAGCCTAGCAAGATGGTTGTTGGCATGAAGGAGCTGTTCTATGAGTTTGCCACCAATTATATCAAGCACCTACAGGATAAAGACCTTGCTACCATTGTCATTGATACGGCGACTATCCTTAAGACTGTTACGGATGATTGCTACCTACAAGAGTTGCAGGAGAAACAGTTACCTCTGGACCCTATCACCGGACTAGGTTCGGATAAGAAACAACTCAGGTCTAGCCTAATCCAGATTGAGTATAAGGAGCCGAACAACAGGACTAGAGGTATCTATTACAACGCCAAGAGTCATGGCAAGAATTTGGTACTGGTCCATCATGCCAGGGATGAATACAAACCTCAGTTACAAAGAGATGGTACTATAGCTAATTCACCAACTGGTAAGAGGGAGAGGTCGGGCTTTACCACTCTTGGTGATTCCGCAGATGTGATAGTACATACGTATTGGGATGACAAGGCTATGAAACCTTATGCAAAGGTGGAGTTGGCAGAGGTCAAGGAGTTGGAGGGCATGGTGTTTGAGGCACCGACATTCGAGAAACTGGACAAGACCATCAAGATGTTGAAAGGACTATAGTAGTGTCCAGGGGTTTCAGCCAGGGTATGGCACTCAGGATACTAAGGCGTGATAACTACACCTGTACCTACTGTGGTAACATCGCTAATGAGGTAGACCATGTTATACCATACTCCAAAGGTGGTATAACAACTGAGGATAATGGAGTTGCTTGTTGTAACTCCTGCAATATGAAAAAGAAAGGCAGCCTAATTGAGGAGTACATAGTTAAGGGATTAGTCCACCTAGCCAGGGCTGGTAGGGATATTAACTGGATTGATTCCCTCTACAAAGACAAGCTATATAGAATGACTCACGCTCAGGAGTATGCACTCAGAATCATGCTACAGAGCGAGCTATCACGCTCAGAAATAAGCTCAGTGTTGAACATCAGCAAGGATACACTAGAGCATATTATAGGAGAGTTGGAATTGTGACCATACTAATGGATAACCACGAACCACTGGAAATCAAGCTACTGATGGAACAGTCTGAGCCAGTAGTAATACCACAGCCTGGATTAAACAGTCAGGGATTTGCCGACTATATGTGGTTCTGCTGTGATGGACATAGGATACAGGTAGAAAGGAAACAAACTGGGGAGATACTTGGTGGCATGGACCAGGTTGAGGAACAGTTACGGAGGGAAATGGACAATGGCGTGGAGGAGACTATCCTACTGATTGAGGGGATTTTTGAACCAATAGCCGGACTAAAGATAGCTACACAGGACTGGCACAAAGCACATGGTAAACATAATGTGATGGTGCCTGGACGTTCCTACAATGTTAGTTATACTGGACTGCAGGCGTGGCTGAATCAACTGGATAAGGCTGGGGTTACCATTGTCCAGACATTTGACTACACGGCTACGGCCATGACCTTGATAGCACTATATCAAAATGCCCAGAAGGAGGAACACAGAACTCTCAAAAGGTATATTAAGGACAGAATCCACATCGAGACCTATAACCCACACGTAATAACTTTGATGGGGATTAAGAATGGAGGAGTCGGTGAAGAAGTAGGCAAGGCATTGATTGAAAGGTATGGGACAGCATGGTATACATTAAATCAGGAGGTGGAGGATTTAGCCGAGACAATAGTTGGGACAAAGAGGTTGGGACCACTCAGGGCAAAGAAATTATTAAAGGCAATAGGGAGGAACGTATGAAGCTGTGGATAAGACAAACCTCACAGACGCAAACCAGACTGGATGGTTTTGTTATACCATACAAAACTAGGAAAGTTGAAATGCTACGGGCATTACAAAAGCTATCAGAGCGTAGGAAATACGCCATAGTGGGTAAACCTAAATTCTCCAGACAATTAAACCAAAGCACGGAATTAGGTATTGTGGATATTTATTGGGTTGAAGCTGAGGCAGCACCTAAGGAGGCAGCTAATGACGGATAACCAGCCAAAAGGTAGCAAATTCCACATTGGGCAACAGACCATGACCAACTTCTTCTGGGTTATGATTAGAGCCTATAGGTATTACAATAAAGGCACAGACCCAGAGGCTTTAGTCATGCCGGATATTAAGGAAGTGAATGGAGTGAAGATTGAGTACCCAAAAGAGGACACAAAAGCGGGAGTGGACACCAAGCCCAGAACTGGTAAAACAGGTAAGTGAGACTGTAAAGGATTTGGCCAATGCTAAGGGATATGTGAGTTATCCTGGCTACTATGAGGTGAAGTTGGTACTACAAGCTCTGTACCTGATAACTACAGCTATGGAGGTAATGAATGAACCTAAACGATGTGGGAAAAGAGCTACCAATGAAGGTGATTATGTCAGTAAAAGCTCCGAACGGTAAGCTCCTATTCCTATTTGAACGGCAGGATGGCAAACTAACTCAAACAGAGATTGGTAGGAATATCCAGCAACTAAAGATATTTATGAAGGCACACAAGGATGACTAAACTATTCGCACCTGAATTTAACCGTGGTGAGAATGGATGGATAATCCTTCCAGACGATGTTTCATGGAGGAAGTCACTATTCCCAACGATGGTTATGAAACACCTAGCAAAGATGCAACTATACTTGGAGAAATCCATCATAGAATATGTGTCGGAGTGTGGCGATGTGGTTCTTGACCCTATGGCTGGGACAGGCACAGTAATGTTAGCTGCTGTTATGGGCAGGCCTACCATCTGTATCGAGATTGAAGGTATGTACCATAAAATCCAATGTGAGGTACTCAATCATTTGAGACAGCACAACCCTGATATGGCAAATGTTTCACTGATTAATGGTAATTGTAAGGTAGTCCTGCCTATACAGTGCAACCATATTATTTTCAGCCCTCCTTATGCAGCAGCGTTCAAACCTAGCAAAAAGCTGTCCAAGATAGTGGCAGACAAGTATAGGGTGAACGAGGACGAATACACCGAGTATGCAAGGACTACAGGCAATGTGGGTCTAATGAATACCTTTCTTTACAATATGGAGATGGAAAAGGTCTACAAGTTGTGCTATAAGTCTTTGCAACCTGGTGGCACCTTGACTATAGTTACCAAGGATATAATTGAGAATGGTAAAAGGGTACTGCTGACTAAGTGGATTCAAAGCGTATGTGAACAGACTGGGTTTGTGTTGCAGGACTGGTTCAAGACTGAGCAGTTGGGTGGACCTTGGCAGGATATTAGAAGAAGCAAAGGGCTTGAGACGGTGAATGATGAGGATATAACTATTTGGAGGAAGAAATGATTTGTACTTGCGGAATAGTTATAAACACCTACAATAGCTACAGCAAGGGAGTAACCAAAATTCTATGCTCATGTGGTAGTGTATATTATTGGAATGACAAAAGTAAATCCTATGAACTAGGTGAAACTACCTACAACAGAGTCAATCGTGTTGTTACTGCAATGCTGGATACCTACAAAGGTGTAAGTATAAGTGAAAATGAATACGTCAACCTAACATATAATACCATGAAGCAGTTGGTGGATATTATAGGAAATATAGACCGAAGGAAAGAATAGTAATGTACTTTGTCCATGACCCTAACTCCCTCAGTTATTATCTAGGTGATGTGGAGCCTACGACAGGATTTGCCAAGGCACTGTTAGAGCAATCATACCCAGTCGTGGCTGTGGATACTGAAACCATCAGCCTCAAGGAGAGAGTGCCAATCGGTGTAGGTATAGCATTATCACCAACCATTGCTTTTTACTTCCAGCTATTCCCTACCCAATCACCGTCAATTCCGTGGCGTTTGCTAAAGAATCCAGCCATCACTAAGGTATACCACAATAGCCTCTTCGATGAGGATGTTCTCCGTGAATATGATATTGACTACACCAATGTGCTGGACACTAATATTATGGCTAGGTTACTGTGCCACAAATTCACTGGTCTGCTTGAACTTTCGTGGCTACACCAGATGGAAGTGCATGATGTTAAGGAGTATATACCGAAGGGTGGGACAATGCTGGACGTGGAGCAGACTACGGTAGCTAGGAAATGCTGTCAGGATGCGATGGCTACATTCAGGCTGAACCAAATCATGTATCCATCTATTGATAAGGACTACTTGGCTGTGGAAATGAAGATAATCCCAATCTGTATTGAAATGAGCCATAGAGGGGTAGCCATTGACCAGGCATACAGGGCCGAGGTAGAGATTCTATTGCAGGAGCAGACGGATTTCTATCTTAACCTATGCACGGAGATGGGGTTTAATCCAGGCTCACCTCAACAAGTGGCTTACACACTGGCTAAGCGTGGTGCATATTCGGTATTTACCAAGTTACCATTCACTAGAGGCTACGGCAAGAGGAGTCTATCAACTGGTAAAGAAACATTGGTAAAGATGGATGACCCCATGGCTAATATAGTGCTGGAGTATCGGGGTTATTCCAAACTCCTCTCTACCTATATCAAGCCTTGGGCTACGGCAGAAAGAGCATATACCAGATTCCACTTAGATGCAATTACTGGCCGACCATCTTCTACTTCGGGTGGTAATCCTGAGGAGTTCAGGAATATGCAGAACATACCAGGAAAGTTCAGGAAGGATGGAACTGAGTATCCTTGCAACTGTAGAGGTATATTGCTGCCGGATAATGGAGTATGGACCGATGTGGACTGGGAACAGCTTGAGCCGAGAGTCCTTGCATACTTATCCGGTGATAAGGAAATGCAGTACATATTTAGTCAGCCTAAGTACCTACCAGATGGAAGTAGAAATGAGGCTGGTGACATACACTTACAGGTGGCACAGTTCCTAGACATACCCAGGCGACTAGGTAAACTGGTAAACTTGGCTATGACCTATGGTGCCACTGATGAAACATTGATGGAACAGTCAGGCATTAAGTCCATCTCTAGGGTGAAACAACTCAAGGATATGTGGGGCAGGAAATTTCCACAGGCTTGGGACTGGATTCAGTCCAGACAATATGATGCCTTGAGGACAGGTGTGGCTAAGACTGTGTTTGGACGGAGTATTAGATTGCCGACTGAGGATGAGGAAAGTGCTGATGGTATCAAGCGCAAGGCTATTGACTACCCGTGTCAAGGAAGTGCAGCCGAGATATTGAAGCGTGGATTGATTAAGCTACAGGGACAGGACCTAGCCTTGCAGGTACATGACGAAATGCTGGTTGATGGGTTCATTCCAGCTTATGTGTTCGAAGGGTTGGAGGACATAGCGCCGTTTGGAACTCCTGTTGAGGTCAAGTATTTGGAGCGTTGGGAATGAGAGGACCATATTATAAGGATTTTGTACATTCCCTAAAGAAACAATATAACTGGACGTGTTCCAAGTGTGGCTATAAGGCACATCCAAAGGATAGGTGCAATATATTAGTACACCACAAAGACAGTAACCCATCCAATAACCATCCGGATAATTTGGAGGTAATATGCGATAATTGCCATGCAAAAATTCATGGATGGAAAAAGTGAAGGAGTGAAGATGGAAAAGGATACATTTGATAATCTGGTTCAAACTGAGAGGCTAAGGCAGGACTACAAATGGGTAGAGCAGAACCACGACCCATTTATTTGGCTGGCGATTCTTGGTGAGGAGTATGGTGAGTTGCAAAAGGCTGTATTGGAGAAGCACTTTTGCGAGTTGTACCCAATTAGCCAAAGCGAAAAGGTTGAAGTAGAGTTGATACACGTGGCAGCTGTTGCCAAAGCCATGTATGAATCTGGTAAGCGTAATGGTTGGCTGTGAAATAAAGGGAGCAGAGGTTGGCAACTGTTCCTCTACTCCCTACAGCCAGAGAGATTACCGCAAATAACTTACTTGCCCGGCTCTCCTAACTGCCTATGCTGGTTGCCTAGTAGGTATACTCGATGTTCTACGTCTGGACTCAGCCTTGTTCCTCAGGATTGCATGAAACTCATTCAACCTATTTATGGCCTCTGTCCTGAATCTGTCAGCCAGCACTAGATTACCATTCACAGCCTCAGCCCTCATCTGTGCCTCATTGATAAATCCATTAGCTATCTGGGTGTACCCACCAGATTGGTCAATATAGGTTCTGAGATTAGCCAGTCTTGTGGTTGCCTCACCAACTAACCCTGCGAATATTTCCAATGAGCTTCGGGCATAATCGGCGTAGTTCTCAGCTACCCTGGCACCTACATTCACAGCATCAATTTTATCATCACCATCAATAAGGTAATCATGTGCTGATGGAGGGGTTGAAACATGGGTTAGGTATGTGCTGGACTTATCCAAAACTGCACTTATGGCAGTCCTCAAACTAGCCGCATCACCTGTTATACCATACAATGTACCGGCGGCATCTGCCTGAACACTACTGACAAGGTTATTATTAAGGTACTTGATGGCATTGGTAAGTGCTGAGCCAAGACTGGTTAGGGCTGTACCTGCTGCCTGTTCATATTGCTGAGCCTCGGTCAATAGTACATAGCCACCAGCACCAATGGCGACCACTTCATCCAGGACTGAGGGGTAACTACCTGGAGCAGCCTCGCCTGGAGGCATATGCAGCCTTTCGTACCAAATAGCCAGGTGCTCGCTATCCACCAGTTCTTCTTGGGATTGCCCTGCCACCTTCGAGGCTACGTACATGAAGTCACCAACAATATTAAAGGATACAAACTGCTGTGGATAGACATCTGCTGGGTACTGAACCTTTGTAATCTTGGTAACCACAGGCAACAATGCACTAATATTGATACCTAGCCTGGACTTGGTATAATCAACTAGGATGGACTGTGCTGTGGTCATGGAGCCACCAGCAATAGGCTTGATTCTACCATTGGTGTAGTCCATGAGATAATCTGTACCTCTAGTATAGGTGATTGTGCCACCAGAATTGGTAACTGTCTCAGTCTCAGGTCTGATGGGTCTATAGGCCAGCCTTGACCAGGCATTGGTAGTGAATAGTCCGTAGCCTACGGAGGCTGTATCCCCAGCATGAGAGCCATAGTCTTGGTCCAGCTCCACTTCATAGACATACTTGAATTCCTGCTTGCCAACCAGAGTTTTGCTGTAACCTCGGGCATAATACAATGTTTCTTCTTGGTAATTGCCATCAGCATCCACACCTCTGATAATGAAGGCAGCCTGGTAAGTACTATTGTCGGCATCGGTAATAGTGATGGTCAAAGGTCTAGCCACATCAGGTTGTCCAGCTATGGTCAACAGCCCACCTGCTGCCACATCAATGGACTGGGCACTAACAATGGCTGTGAGGTTGGTAGTAGCGGGTAAGGTCACAGCCTCATCAGTAACCGTAAAGCTCAGTGTTTCCTCATGCACTTTTTCCCATGGAAAGTACCTACTTAGGTCATTGACTGCCCTTTCCACTGCCCTGTTCATTTCAGCTATGGACATTTCAGTACCAACTGTAACCTTCAAATCAGTGGCAAGGGCTGCTCTATAGCCTTGTAAATCCCAACCCATGTTTTGCCTCCTTTAACCTAGCGCCAACTCATTCGTAGGAACTGAGAAATAGTGTAGTCCCATACAGACCGTAACAGAGGCCGTTTGACCTACACAGGATGCAGAGATGGCCGCTGTCGGTGGGATTATGATTTTGCCATTGACCAGAGCCTCGGTCAAAGAGCCGGGAACGGTAGCAGTAACAGAGGTGGAGTTCATTCCCCAGGGAAACCAGCCATTGTCATTAACCGAAGCACCATTGTCAAAGATACCTTCAGTACCGGCACTTAGACCACTAGTACTGTTCCTGATGGTAATGTCGTTGGTTGGTGCGGTCATGCCGATAGGATGGACACACAGCCAGATACCGAATTGTCCGTTAGCGATGCTGACCAGGTTGTGGGCAAACACCCTGTCAATAACAAAGTTCTTGGCGGTGTTGTTGTAGAAGGTTATGATGGCAGTGGTAGATGGTCTCACAGTTAGACAGGCTACTGCTGAGGTTGCCATAGCTTGCCAGCCATAGCCTTTTGCCGTCCAGATTACAGAATGTGGCATGGTCTCAAGTATGCCACCCTCCGAAGCCTTTACATAGGCTTCATCCCCAGAATAACTCTTGGTTGCTTTGATTGGTTTATTCATTTAACTCCTCCTATTTTACTAACGCAGTTGGCGAACCTAAACTGTCAATCTGATAATGGACATCTACCTCTAGCAGGTAGGCACTCTTGCCATCATAGGTATCTAGTGCATCACTGGACCTCCTCTGTAACTTACAGATAAGCATGGAGGATATGAGTTTATTAACACCATCAGGATTGCCGTCTATATCAGCGAAGTAGGCAACCCTATGGGCATCAGTTGTGGTTCCACAGGCAGCGGCAATATAGACTGTAGTAGCGGTTGGAAAAGCTACGTCTATATTTGCCCAAGAGTAGGTAAGCATCCAGTAAACATCACCACCAGCATTATCCTCTGGTGTGAAATGGACATGGATTGAAATGTCAGTACCCTCTTTGTAAGTGTGTGGCATTTGCAACTGGAAGAATACGTGTTCCTCATTCCCTTCAATTGCCTGGTCGGAGAAGGCTAGAACCTCACCACTCTTATATGTGGTCCAGGTAGGTGGTTTAGTTCCAGACAACTTTAGGGAATTTATTGGAGTTCTTAAATCATCATAGGTAATGCCTTTACCTGATAGAAGCAGTTGTCCTGTCATGGTCCCGCCCTCTTTCTCCAGGAAACGGTCAAGACCATCTTCTACCAACTCTTCAATATCCTCTACATCAACATCTTCCCAATCAAAGTCATCCCAGCTAAATTCGTCCTCACAAATGGCGTTCATTATACCCTTGAATAAGTTTTTACCTATGGCGATGTCTTCTTCCACATCAACAGGAACACCGGACAATCCATCAAGGTTAAATTCATCTGCACCATCTTTCTGATGTTTAGTACCATGCAGAGATATTACCGTGCTTTCTCCGGTACTTAACTGCCTTCGTGGTCGGGGTCTACCTTGTTCTCTGACCTCTATGAATTTTGGCATTATAGCAACTCCCACCAAGGTTTTTGATTGCTGGACTTAATAGTTCCACCTGGTATTGTGTAGGTTCGTTCCTGTTCCGGCTCGGCTTTTATCTCTCCGCCAGGTACAATGTAGGTAAGCTCTTTTGGCACCACTGCCTTGATTGTACCTCCAGGTATTACATACGAGCGTGTTGCAGGCTTAGATGGTATGTTTGATAGCCCAGGTGCTTTGGGTATCATACCCTTAATCAGTTCTAGGAATTTGCCACCGCCATCAGTTTTTGTTTTGGCAACGGCTTTTGTAACCTGCTCGGCTATCCTCTTTGCACCATCCTTCACAACCTGCTCAGCAACCTGCTCTGTGCTTTTTTCAACTGAACCACTGGCTGTAATCAAGCTCATGGAAGGCATCCCAACATTCACATCTACCTCACCGAGACCTATCTCAAGGGTGTACTCGCCAGTATTCCTGTTATATCTATGGATTAGACTGGTAACTCTGGTAATGGCTAGTGTTGGGAAAACCTTACCAGAATATGTCTCAAACATAAAGTCATAGTTGGCTAAGGAATACCAATCATCTGTCCACCCATAACAGACATTGCCACCAGTATATGTAGGTGCGGTAGTATCCTCCCACCAATTGAGCGTGCCATCTGCTCCAGTATTCTGCAAGCCTACCACTATGGCGTATTTGGTACTTGCCGCCAGTGTGTATGATGCGGAGAATATAATCTCCCGCCATTCGCTGGTTACATCACTTACAACAAGAGTGTCGGCATTGGTTGTGCCTGAGCATAAATCTGCTCCAGAAGGTAGGTTACTAACCGTAGCCTTTATACTTACGGTTATTGTGCCTGGGGTATCATATCTGGATAGTTTCAACTTGACACTGGAAATACTATAGGATACAGATGTGGTAAATGTCTGTGCCCTCAGATTGTTCGAAGTTATCGTCTCAAAGTAGTCCTCACCAGTATTGTAGGAATCACGTAGAGTACCCATTATAAACCTCTATTATCCTCAACCCGAATCTTGTCATACAATTCTACCCTGCAATCATGTGGGACTACGGTTCTACCTGCTAGGCTCTCAGATTTTAGCTTGGTCATTATGGCTGAGGCTAGCAGGTCAGCAGTCCCTTGGGATGTAACCCAAGGATATAGGTGAATCTCCGCTACCTCATCATAGTTACCAGTGTATGCTCCTGAATCACCGAGGATGGCTGGTGGAAAGGCTGGCCATGGTTCACCATCGTCAAAGCCTGGGTGATTTGCGGCCACATAAATCCTGTTGGGCACTACTTCATTCATCCTCTCCATATGCTCAGTGAAAGGATGTCCATCCACACTTGAACTATAGTAGGTTTCATCCACCTCATCGTTCTCTTGTGGGTAGACCAGCTCCCAGTTGGTAGCTGACTTTTGTCTCAGGTAGCATTTGGTCATGGATATTAGGCTATACAGGAACTCGGCGTAACTGTCCAAGGTAACCACATTGTTGGTATAGCTGACATTGACGGAAATCTTTGGGTATATGACATCTATTATGCCATCACTGCCACCATCAATGGCAGCTTCGAGGGTCCAGCCCATTACCGTCTCTATAGCCATTTCAATTAGGTCATAGATGGTGTAATCATTGGAG